GCCTGAGAAAAATTAAGACCTTTTACCCCTTTGATTTTTTTAGCCCCAAATATTTTTTGTAGCCCTTTTAAATTTTCACCTCCAAAAACTTTAGGGATACCGCTTAACACTCTTTCTATGTTTCCTGAAGCTGACGTATTAGGTCTTCTTAGAGCCATTCTATATGTTTTACTGGAATCAACACTTTGTATTCCCTTCATGCCGATGTGTTTAAACACTTCCTCTAAATCTGTTTTGTTTAGACCAGTAGCCCCTTCCATTAAAGTATCGTATTGTTTAGCTCCTAAATTTGCATAATCTATTTGATCCATGCCGTTTAAAAGTTTATAAAAATCTGACTGTATTGCGTATTGTTCGTTAAATAACCTACTTTGGTTTATCTGACCCATAATTTTCTTTTGTGCATCTTTAGATATATCAGCTTTTTCAAAGTTAAAAGGGTTAAAACTATTATCTTTTCTTTTTCCCATTACCCACGCTTCTGTTTCGTCTAAAACTTTTCTTATTATATTGGGGTTGTAATTTCCTTCTAACATTTCAGAATATCTTTTAGCTACGTCTATGTCAGTTCTGGATACACCGTATTGTTTCCAAAGACCTTGGTCTTTTGGAGAATAAGCACTTTTTACCATGTTTTTAAACGCTGTGGTTCCTGAAGTAGCTGAACCAAAAAGTTGACCTGCTGGACCTCCACCATAAAATCCGGGAACAAAATTAGGAAAATTATGTATACCTTTGTTAATTCCTTCTTTAACAGGTTGTCTTAAAGTCTTACCTGCTGTTTTTAAACCTTCTCCGCTAAAAAGACCTTTTCCTTGTTTAGCTGTTTTCCCTATTGCCCTGAGAAGTCTGGCTCCCGGAAAAAAATTAGTTCCTAACATAGTAGCATTAAAAGCAGAAGGTTCTTTATATAAATTATAAGAATCAGCACCAATTCCAATAGCTGTTCCTAGTACTGGAACAGGAGAAGTTGCTAAAGCTAATTTATCGTACCAAGGCATTGCATCAACTGCTTTACCAAAAAGACCAGCTACTCTTGCTCTAGACGCTTCGGCCTCCTTAGCCCCAGCCATCATCTTTAAAATGTTGTCAGAAGAAGATGCCATTAATCACCCTTTAACATTTTAATAATATTATCATCCCCCATGCCTTCTGCGTAAGCATCGTCAACAACATCATCTATTAAAACCATAGCTAGTTTTGCAGCCTGTTCTGGTTTATTTCCTAATTCATTTATCTTTATTAATTTGTTCACATATTTAGGATTTACAGAAGCTCTTGCTAAAAATATAGGACCAAGAAGAATAGTTCCTGCGCTAACAACTGCTGTACTGGCTGGCATTAATCCAGTAGCACCTGCTGCAGCAAGACCACCCGCTGCTGTAAATTCCTTACTTCTTAAGAACAAAGTAGCAAGACCTGACTCTGGTTTTTTAGATGCGTTTGCCATTAGATTGACAGTTTTACGAAAAGAAGAATAGTTTGCACCCAATATTGCTTTAATTTTTTTAGCTTCTGTAGGATTTTTTAATGTCTCTGCTACTTTACTATAATCTGATAAATCAAAATCAGGTCTAGTAGGGTTTTTTATAACTGTTTGTATGTACCCTCTTGCTATTGCTTGTTTAGCTTCTTTTGCAGAAGAAAAAACCATAGAGTTTAATTTGTTTGAAGGAATTTTAGAGTAGGCTTTATCAATAGATCGCATAACTGCTTGAACATTTTCAACTTTTCCGGGTTGAGCAAACATAGCACCTAATGCTGTAAAACCACCTGAATTATTAGCGTCTATAAACTTTTGATTTATCTTTGGATAAATACCTTCTAAAGTATCTCCATAAGCTTTCTGAAGCTTTCTAAAAGAAGAACCAGCTTCTTTATCTACTTTGGTTATATTTGTACGCACAACGGTTTTAACTCTTTTTGCTAAAGAGGTTAATTCTCTAGCTACCGTAGGATCAAAAGAAGGACCAAAAGAAGATACTTTTGCTATTTGTTTATTAACAGCTTGTTCAAAATCAAGTAAAAATTTAGCAGATCCCTTTACATTTTCCCCCATTAAGTTATTTAATGTATCAATAACCCCTAGTGTTTTTTCGTCTAACTTTGAGTTTCCTAAAGCATCAAGATTTTCTTTTCTATTTACAAAAGACTTTAAAGAATTTTTTAAAGGGTTTAAACTTATTGTTGTTTTAGATAAAGTTTTACTTATTTCCCCCAAACTATCTCCGTACTCTCTAACAGTAACGTTTCGACCTTCTTCAAAGGCATCCATAAGTCCTTTACCAAGAACGTCGTTAGTTATTTCACTACCTTGCCCAATAATATTAGACATCCTTGATCTAACTAATTCTTGTATTCTTTCTTGAGTGTTTGCAAAAACATTCTTACCAAAAAAACCTGTTCTTCCTATGTTTTCTTTAGTTATTTCAAATTTAGGAGCAATTCCTGTTTGAAAAGGAGTTAAAGACATTCCTTCTTTTTGTAATATTTCTTGTGATTCTGCTACATCAGGTAACATTTTAGAGTTAGACATGTCTCCTGAAGCAATTCGTTTAACAACTTCTTCGGGAGGAACTCCTGATTTTAATAGTTTTTTAGCACCAGCAAGTAAAGGTTTTCCTATCCTAGCTATACCTAAAGTAGCTATGTCCATTCCTAAAGACAAGGCTGCTTCGGTTAAAGCTTTCTGAACATCTCCGTCTGAATAATAAGAACCTGCTCCAGACCCTATAGAGCCACCAACAATCGATCCTACTAAAGCACCTCCGGGAAGAGGTGATAAAAAACCTATAATACCTCCAGCAATAGTACCTCCAATTCCTCCGGGAAGTGATCCATTTTTATTAAGATATTCAATAGTTTCTTCTACAGTTAGTCCAGATATGGCATCACCAGCAGACCTTAAAACATCCAGTACTTGATCCATACTACTTTTTTGTGGCTGAGGTGTTGTAGGGGCAGGAGTATAGCCTATTTTTTGATCAAACTCACTCCTGTCCATGTCTGAATAATTACTATTATACAGCTTATCTGCTAACTCTTTATCAGATAAATCATCATATTGAGGATACTGTTGTCTAAATTGCTGTAAATTCATTAACGTATTCCTACCTAATTTTTGCTGGATCGTTATTTTCAGCCACTGGTGTTGAAAATAAATTTGTTTTTGCTTTGTTAAATAAATCAAGACCCCCTATATCTTGAGGGTTTGTATTGGTAACTAACCAATCACCAGCTTTAACATCCTTATCCATTTCTCTAATTATGTCTTCAATTATAGCAACGTTAACTTCCGTACTTTGTCCTAAAGTAGCTAACTTGTCTTCTATATATTTTAAATCTGCATCTGTAGGTCTTGTTCCTAACTTTTTTAACTCTTTAACAAGTATATCGGAAGTTAGTTTATTGAACAAACCTATATTACCAGCAGTTTTTCCAAGGAAATCTGTTATGGGTTTTTTAACATTAGCTGTAAAACCACCAGTTTGTATAGTTTTAAGTAACTGTAAAGCTTGTGTCATTTTACCTTTTATTCTGCTCGATAATATCCCTGTTTCTATAGTTTTACCTCTTAATGTTGCCCAATCTTTACCAGCTTGTTTTACGCTTGCAATTTTACTTGCTTCGCCAACTCTTTGACCCGTTGTCATTTTACTTTTTCCAAGTAAAGCATAAGGCCCTAAATTTATTTCGTTTTTGGAAGTTACTCCTTTACTTTTATCAGTAATAGGAGTAATCATTATAATATCTTCTCCTTTCTTTTGATACACAGGAGTTCCCACATCATAGTTATTATTTGCTTTTAAAGAATTTAAGTGTTTAGCCTTTGCAGTTTGTAATGCTGCAGGAAGTAATTTTTCATCTATAGTAACTTTACGTTCTTTTACAGACATCTCTCTTCTCTTAAGGTCTAAACCAGCCATTCCTTGTGCCATCTGAAGAAATTTAAAAGCTTCCTCTTGATAACCTCTTGACATTAACTCACTAAATCCTGTTTCAAGCTCAGCTTCGCTAATTTTACCATCGTCCTCTGTAAATTTTTGTAACATAGAATTAATTTCTGTACGGTCTTTATCTCTTTTGACTGCTCTAGCCAACCTAGGGTCCTGTGGCATCTTCATACCAAAGGCTCCCATAGCACCACCAAAGATGTTCCCAAGTGCTTGTCTGCTTCTCTCAGTAGCCTGAGACATCAACTGAGCCTGATAACCACCTGCTCTAGAATCTTGTCCTGCTTGTCTGATACGCAGTTCATTCTCTTGGTTCATTAGTTGTCTAATGTCCTGTGGTGTAGGTCCACCAAATAACCCTTTGACTGCCATAGCTATGCCTTCCTTGTCTTTGTTTTCTTCTTTGGTTTCTTTTTCTTGAAACCAGCTAACATGTTTTTATAGTCCTCGTCACTAATCTTACTTTTCTTTTTAGTACGAGAAATGCCTCTACGTTTTCTTCTGTTTATGTTTTCATATAATGACATTAATATGTTCCTTTAAAATCCAAAAGTTCCGTCACCGCTATCTTCAAACCCAGCATCAAAATCACCGTAAGAATCTCCTGATTCAATACTCATATCACCAACACCCTCATCTGAGTAAACAGGACCATACTCTGCTAAAGATTGTGCTGCTTCTTGACTAGCTGTTATGGTGTCATCATACCCACCACCTTTAGAATATACATCCTCAGCAATAGCGTTGTACGCTGGACCACTCATGTTATTTAAAGAATCAATAGCTTGGTTAGTAGTTAAATCTCCGTATCCTGATTGTTCATATCCAAGAGGTATGCCATCATAAGCTAACTGACCGTAACCAAACTCATCATCTCGTTCAGTTTTGAAGTAATCGTTTAAGTCGTTTGCTCTAATGTATCCTTGTGGAGTATTTATATACTCTTCTCCAAGACCTTTGTTTACCATATCTTCAACCATGTTTGTCATGTTAAGCATACCTTCTTGCATACCTCCACCACCTGCTGATTTACTATCAAAACCAACTAAACCTTGATCTGGGTCCATAAATAAATTAGAGTCTACATTAGGGTCATAGTCGTGATGAAATCCCATAGCGTTTAAACCACCCCCAAGCATACCAAATAAACCCCCTGTGGTTCCTAATCCTAAAATACTAGCTACAGGCATCATACCTGCTGCAACTTTACGACCATTTATAAAAGAAGGGGTATCTCCCCTAGCTTGTCCTAAGGCATCTATAGCTTGCATATTTCTACCCATACCGCCCATGCTTAAAGGATTTCCTGTTATTTGCTGTAAAGCGGTAGGAGCAGTATAAGGTCCTGTACCCATGTCAAATAAACCACTAAGGCTAAAGTTACTACCGCTTGTAGCAGGAGACTCATCTACAGAAGTTGCTCCTAAACCATTAAAAATATTTTCTACTCCACTTGCAAAACTAGAAAATGTATCTGATATTCCTGTGGCTATTTGTCCCGGTACTTCACCTAATCGAGCAAAACCACGGGTAAAAGCATCACTATTTATTGAGGGACTAAAAGAACCGCTAGTTGAAGCTATATTACCAAAAGTAGAACTGTAGTCTTCTCCACTACCACCGTCATCAAGAGGTGTTCTTCTTGGAGGTAAGGCAGGTAACAAAGGTGCTACTGAAGATGAAACAGGAACAACTGCATCAGGATCAACTACTGCTCCTCTGTCAATAAGAAACCTTTGAAGGAATGGTGGAAGTGATGCTAACTCTTGAGATATTGCCATTATGTTACCTGCTGACTTCTTCTAGTAAATAAACCACCTAGGGAACCAAGAGCATTACCTGCTGTACTACCCATAGCTGCTGTAACATTACCTAAGTTTTGTGCTGCCCCTGTTCTTGCTTGAAGACCTGAAGATGCTAACCTTCCTAAGTCACCTCCGATACCTCTACCTAAATTAGCTTGCTGTAGTGGAATATTAAGAAGTCCAGTAGCAGTAGAAATATCACCTGTTTCTCTACCAAGTAAACTATCAATAAGAGATTGAGCTTGTCCAAATGATTGAGTACGTCTTTGATTTTGGCTTCTTAGTATTGCTTCTTCCAAAGCACCCATGTCTTCTCTACCACCTGTGGAACCTAAGCGTCCCTGAGCAAGAAGTCTAGTCTCTAAATCTCTACGCAACCTATCTTCATCTCTTTGAAAAAATGGTTGTTGTTGTTCGTAAAATACATCAGCAGCCCCAAATGGATCGGCAGCTAAGGGAAGAAGCTGTTCACCAAATAGACCACTTCTGCTTAAAGCACCTTGGTAAATATCTTGTAGTTCTGGAGATAAATTAAGAAGTGCTGTTTGACTATCAGTATCAAACTCTGCTGTTCCTCCGATACTTCCAACACCAAAAGGTTGACCAGCTTCTATGGTTCTATCTGCTGCTTGATTGATAGATGATGCTTGTTGTTCCGCTGCTCTTTGAATTGCTTTTTGTTGCTCTCTAGCACCTAAGAAAGAAAGACCTCCTCCTAACAATGCTGAACCTAAACCGTCAAAAAAACTTGCCATAATATTCCCTTTGCTTACCTATATTTTACCTTATTTTACCCTGTTTTGTCAAGAGTGTTGTATTGATTAAACTTGAGTGATGACCGTTAACTTCTACTACCATTTTAATTCTTATATTTTTACCTGTTCTAGCCAAAGGAACTTTATATTCCCTAGGACCTGCTATTGGAGCATACTTAGCTTTGCCGTATAAAGAAGAAGAACTTCCATATAAAAACGTTATTGCATCTGAAACTAAATTAAATGTTTTAGAATAAGTAGAGTCCTCTTCATAGTCCTTAGCTATTGTAATAGTTGCTGCACTATTTTGACCACCAGTTATTATCATTAAACCACTTTTAATTATTTTAGAAAATACTTGATCTCCAAGGTCTAACCAAGTACTTTGGAATTGCCAGTTATAATCACTTTTTACAGAACTATAGCAAACACCACCTTGAAAAGTATGTCCTGCTGTTTCACACGCACTTTCGTTTCCAAAAGAACTAGTTACATTACTAAGAACAACATCGTTATACCCAGTATACTCAGCTACAGAAGTAGACGTACCCATGTATAGCTTACCGTCTAATGTACTTACAGCCGTATAAGGGTTACTTGTAAATGTCCATGTTGTTATTCTAGGTACTGTTTTAACACCTCTAGAGAAATCAAAATAATAAGCAATATTACTACTAGGTATAAATGTAACAACAAAACCATCTGTTTGATGATAACAACTTTTAACCTGACTTAAGTCAGCAGTACTTATTATCCTACTCAAATCATTTCTTACTGCAATAGAAACAGTTTCTACAGGAGCTTTACCGTCTTGTTGAGTAAGACGAGATAAGGCAGTTAACCCTTCAAAACTTAAAAATAGTAACTCAGTTCCTACGTAAACAAGGTTATCTCTACCAGCTAAACCAGTTCCTATTATAATCTCGTCTAATGATATGCTTGTGGGTACTGAAGCATTTTTAAAAATAACAATGTTTTGTTTACCAAAAACTACTAACTTATCCTCTAACGCACCTAAGGCAATAATTTCGTCATTGCCCCAAACAGTTTTAAGATCAATAGAACCAGAAGCACCGCCATGTAATTTTTGACCAATTAAGTTATCTGAGTAAAACACAGTTCCTTTATCTTCAGTAACACCTCCATACCATATTCTACCGAACTCACCTAAAGCACATGAGGGATCAAAAGTAGTAATACCGTTAGGTGCTTGATAACTTCCTAAGTCATCTATGTCTGTCCAAGCAGAACCACTATAGTTAATAGGCATGTGTCCTGACTGTATTCCCCAAAACTGATCATTAAAATTAACCCACTGCCAATTAGAATCAGTTATGGTCTGAGGTGATCCTGCAAAACTTTGTGTCGTAAGTCCGTGAGGTGTTGTAGATGTATCTAGTTTTACTATAGTAGCTCCAGAACCCCCGTAGTATTCTCTAGTACGGTCTGCTTTAACAAACTCACCTAAAGACTTTACAGGAGAAGCTAGTATTTTGCCTACTTGTTTAGAACCTTTTCTTGGCCCCATTCGACCCTCAAGGTCATAGACAACATTATTTGCTTCTGTAAGCCACTGTGGTCCTAATGTAGAGTCTTCTGCCTGAGTGTTTAACCCTGCATCTCCTAACCCTTTTAGGACTACTGGTCTAGTTGGTTTAACTGGCATACCAAGTTATCTCATCTACTGTTCTAGATTGATCTTGAGCAATCGAATCTGATAATGCATCTGCAAATCTACTTACTGCAACATCTGTAGCAGTTCCACCGTCTTCACCTCTTTCAGCCAAAGCTAAAGAATACGTACCCAACACAATTAAATTTTCAGGTACTTTTATTGTATCTGCTGCCAGAGTTCTATCTGATTCTGGTTGAACAGCGTGAACTTTAATGGTGTATGTTGCAGCCGGAATAGGCCAAAAAGAAATATCGTTATCGTTTAATCTAAAATAAGAAGGTACTCCTGTTTGAGTAGTTCCTATAAGACTAAGGTTATAAAAATCTGAATCACTTATTTGAGTAAGCTGTGCATCATTAGTTGTATCAATAACTTGTAGAACTCTAGACCTGTTATTTAAATTAGACATATTATAAGTTTCTGTAGAAGCTGAGGTAGTAACTGTTTCTAATGTCCTTAAAATACCCCAGTTCCAAGCATCCTCTACTAAGTCTTTAGTTTCGTTTACTAATTCTCCAATAAGTTTTTGATAATCATCCACACTAGAAGCTGATGTTAAAACTCCTGTCCAATCAGTATCTATAGTGTCCTCTCGTAATCTTCTTAATACCTTATCAATTACTGTTCTATAACTCATTTAGTCATCCTCGCTTAAGAATAATTCTCGTTCTGCTTCTCTTCTTCTTAGAAGACCAGCTATAACTCTTTTTCTAGCGTACTTCCATTTTAGAAACTCATCAGCACAACCTTGGTAATTTTCACGGTTAAGCTTCATTCTTGCTGTAGATCGTTGGAAAGCTCCTGTGCCTACATTGTATGAGAAGCTACACAAAGCTCCATATTGGTTTTCCGTTAAAGGTACGTTAACTAAACGTGCTACTCTGTCTTCAGTGGACTTAAGATGATTCTCCATTAACACAGTAGCTTCTTCTTTTGTAATGTCTCTGTGGTCTTCTGTAATACGTTTGTGATCAAATCCATATATAGAACCAAAACCTATTGTCCAAATACCCGCTACATCTTTATATGGCTCAGAAGAAAAACCTTCAAAGTCTTTTATTAAGTCAAGACTTCTTTCGTTAATCATTTAGTCCACTTAGATACTAGACGTTGACCAAACCAAAACGAAATTATTACAGAAAATATACCAGAGATTTCTGTGGACCAAAGTAGTTTAAACAGTTCCACACTAATCATGTCAAATGCTGATAGTATTGTTAATAAAACAAACTCAAAGAAAAAGAAATATGTAATTAAAGGTCTTACCGTAGCAGATAGATTTACTACCCATTGGCTTGATCTTTTACTGTCTGCTTGTGAACTCTTTTGTACCTGTACGTTTAACTCACCTGTGCTTTGTACAATAGCTTCATCTAACCTATCTTGAGACTGTTGAGCCATAATCTTAAGCTCATGCTCTTTATCCCTAGCATCTTGTTTCTGATCCATAAATGTTTTAAATATAGAGGGTCCCGTAGAAGTAACAAACCCTAATAAACTACCAAGTAATGTAATCATGTTTAAACACTCTCTATTGGTGGATGTTTGCCGTTGTGCATTTTTTCAAGTTTTGTTATACGATCACCATTAGTGTGAGCCATAACAAGTATTTTCTCAAGTTCTCTATTGTTTTTCTCAAGTCTTTCTGGTGACATGATTGAAGAAAGAACGTGAGTTTTTTGTGCGTTAAGATCAATAGCGTTTTCTTGTCTATCTGTACGTTTATCTAAATCTCTTAATCTAGATTCATAATCAGATTTAATATCATTTAATTGTTCTATCACCGAAGCTAACTTTTGTTTCACTATGGTGGCTGCCGAGACAATACTAATCAGCATACCACCTACGGTTATAATCAACTTCGCATCTATTTCCACTTCGGTTACTCAGGCGCAGGGTATTTAGTTTTAACTTCCTGACGCTTTACTTCGAGAGCATCTGCATCAGTTGAACGTCCTTCTACTTCTTTCTCCCACAGAGCTACCATTAGCTCGTCTACACTGGGATATGCACTTTGACGATATGATTTATAATTGTCTGCATAAAACTCATCGTATGTCGGAACACCGTCTGCGTTTTTAGCGTCTTTGTCAGTTCCTTGGTAAATAACTTCTGCTGGCACTACTGGCTCTTTGTATTTAGTAATGCGTTTCCACTTACCATCTACATACTCAGGTTGAGGTGAGTTAACTACCTGCCTTCCTGTACCCTCAGAGACTTCTTCTACCTCTCTGATGAAGTAAACTGTCCCACCTTCATCGTATAACTGCTCGTCTACTTTGGCGTTGCTTGTCATACCACCGTCAGGTCTTTTGACCACAGACAGATTGTGTAAGATCGCTACTTGTTGGTTACCTTCGTTTTCTATTACGTACATTATCTTCCTCCTATAATTCTACCGTCTACATCAATGATAGGTGTTCCAAATGCTAGATAGATGTATTCTGTTCCACTTGTGTTCCACCCTCCTGAAGAAGTTCTAATTTTTATTCCACCTGTATCAATGTCTAAGTTAGTTTCACTAGTATCTGCTGCTGTTGTATTAGCTCTTAAATGTAAATTATTTACGTTGGAAGGATTTCTTTTATTATCTACTATTCGCCAATCCTGTCCCGATCCTGTAGATCTTGCCATGAACCAAGCTGGTTGAATAGGTATACCAAGACTGTTTACGGTTGGGATAAAAGTACCATTAGCATTTCCATTGCCATTATAACTTCCTATTGAAATGAACTGGCTAGGTGCAAAGGCATAGCAGACATATGTAGAACCACTTCCATTAACAGCAGTAGTTGTTCCCAAACTTATTAACGAGGAAGTAGGCTCAGTATTATTCCATCGAGTTATACTAGTTGAAAAACTAGTAGTTTTATTTAACACTAAATTTTTTGTTGCTCCTAATGCGCTGTGATAAACCATCCAATCAGTGCCACCCGTATCAAGTATTTTAACCATAAAAAACTCAGGTACTACTCCAAGTCCATGCCCAATAGTAGCGTTTGCCCCAGTTCCTGTATAAGTTGAAATGCTTAAACCTAAGTTAGTATCTACTAATGTAGATGTAGTATTAATAGTACCATCAGTGTTACTAGAGCCTGATCCAGCAGTCTCCATCATCCAGTTCCAAAGAACATAGCTTTCGCTGCTAGTATTCACTTCAGCATCCGTACCTAATGTAACTCCTCCTCCAATAAAAGCTTTTACGGTTTGTGCATTTGTAACTTCTATATCTGTTGTATTAGAATGTATATCTTTTGTTGCGCCACGTACACGATCAAACAACATATGGTTATCAGCAGCATCACGATTTTTTATCCAAGAGAAGGCACTCGTATTTGTAGTTGTATCTGAAACTACATTTTGTTCTGATCCTGTTCCTTCGTAGAGTGTAGAGTCAAAGTATTCTTCTAAGTTAGAATGTGTTCTGGTTATATTTGCTGCTAGGTTAGTAGTACTTAAAAAACTATAACCTGTTGGTATTGTGAAAGGACAGTCTGCTTCTTTAACAAGTGTAAATGCTTTTGAGTTTTGTGCTGCACCAGCAAAAACTGCACCTGAACAATCAATAGATTCAAAAGGATTATCTCCTGTAGCAGGATTACCATCAGTGCCACCATCTGCTGCATACCAAGTTATTGTACTTGCACTATCATCATAAAAACCTAACCATACTTTTGAATTATCAATATCAACAGCAATCCAAAATTGATCAGAAGTAGTAAAGTTTGAATCTAGTGAAAAAGGAGAAGAACCACTTGAATTATATCCATTCATAACAGTTGTTAAATGCCAGCCCAGAAATCCACCAAAGTTTGGAAATCCATCACCATCTGTACGATCTGTCCAAACAGCAAATGCTTTACCATTATCTTTATCTGATAAACTAACTCCTTGAAGCCACTTGCCACTACTAGGAAAAGGTATATTACCTCCCATTCTAGTTTGTGCGCTTGCACTAGATGCAGTATAAGTTCTATTACCATTACTTAATACTGGATTATCAGAAGGGTCAGTAACGTTAATTGGAGACATTAAAAATTCTATGTTAGTAGGGGTATGAGTATCAGTTACTACAGTATTATTATTAGTAAAATTATTACCATTACCA